TAGGGAGAAGATTTCCTGAGATAGGTGTAGTCAGTAAAGACTAAGACACACACACACACACACACACCTATATGTTACCACCACAAGTCAAATCCACTGTTGATCGTTTTAGATACTTCATCGCCTTGACTGGCGATGAAACTAAGGACCAAGTCGCTTGGAACGGCCTAAAACAAGAACTTGGACAACTCCAATGGCGACTTGACGCGGAAAACGTCAAGGGCGGCGGGCGAGTCACGTCTAAGAGCGCAAGCGCACGCGCTAGCGGTGCAACTGAAGAGTGCATAAATCCTGAAAACAATGTCCGCGCTGTCCGGGCATACATTGTCTTGTGCAAGCTAGACAACTATCGCCGGGCAAGCGAGTGCAAATGGCGCGACACTGACGGCAAGATGCAGATTGACACTGAAATTCGCTTTGGCATCGAAGCTTTGCCCCATGCTGTGCGCGAATATTTGACCGCATTCTGTGCGGTAGAAGCCCCAACGAACAAGTAAGATGTAGGCTTGTCCGGCCTAGGTAATGCCAGCCTAGGTCGAATCCAGCCTATTTCTTTAGACATATCGGCGAAAGGTAGCAAGGTAGCACGATACGAGCCTCCCTCACGGGCTGGCAAATTCGGTGCCAAGTTGCCAATCGCTTGCGAGTTAAGGTCAAAAATTGACCGCGTGGTTTCGTGCCTAGATAGTCTCTGGCCAACATCACGCTGTAGGGAGGATGGAAGAAATAAAACGAAAGTCAAGTTTCTTTACAAAGACGCGAAGCATTCGCGCAAACTTGCCATTGGTAAAAAGCTAGTTATTCTCTCATGGAAGTGATGGATTCAGGTCCGTCGCTAGTGCAACGTCCAAACCGTTGCTTTTCGCGTTTGAATTCGCCAACGCTTCCAGGATCGTTTGTAACTGTAAAAGCTGACGTGTCGCTACGGCGTCCGTTAATCAGCCAAGAAATAATCCTCTTAAATACAACGTAAGCCAGACAACGAACGTTTGTAACTTCAAACGCACAAACCACGTAGCACGTTTTGGACGGTAGGATTGCCTTTCGGCTTAAATAAATCTCTGCGACTTAATAGCGCGAAGCTGAAAGCTAACACTCCGAATGGTCTGCAGAACGTGCGTTTCCTTGCGTCTCGAACGCATCGAAATTAAACAAGATTTCCGCTTGTGACAGAAGCGGAAGTCCCTTTGAGTTTTTCGCGTGTAAATGACGTGGAAGATTCAAAAGGACTTTTGTGTTTGGATACGAGGGGTGATAAATGGAGGAAATACGCGTTGCGTATAATCCAAATCAATCTGGAAATGCGCTTTCTGACGTCAATAGGGCTTTTTATATACTATGTTATATATATAATATAGAGAGAATAAACAGAGAGGGAATTGTGAGATTGGTTTATGAGATGATGGTAAGTATTGATTTGTGGTATTGGAGAGGGAAGAAATAGAAAGAAGAAAGAAAGGCTATGATTACAGAAAATCCTTGGAATAATGAATGTGAACTGTGCTATGGTAAGCACCCATTCAAAGAAGGTGATGTGATGTTTCAAGTTATCCCGACTGGATTGTGTGATGAGCCTATCATCATCTGTCAAATCTGTTTGTTTCGTAATAAGTGGGAAGCGATTGACAAACAGAAGTTTCCTTTGAAGAAGAAGGACGAATAATACCCTCGAAGAGGGCGAGAAGATTGTAAAGAGGCTTGAAGAGGAAAGATAAATTATGACCAAAATTGAACGGATTCTTGCGTTGGAAGCGGCTTTGTGTGCTTGTGAGGGTGCGATTCCTTTCCAATCGCGAAAGGATATTCAAGCCTTTGTGGATGAAGTTATCAAAAGGAACTTCAGTGATGTTCCTTTCGAATCGTTTCTGCAACAGCAGAAAGATGCTGTGAAGAAGCTGGGCGATAGCCCGGTCGTGTTCGGTGCGGAATAAGTGAGGAGGTGTGAGCAACTAATATGAATAACAAAGACAGTTGGCCATTTATGTCGCTGAAGGCGTTCGCACGTTTGAGTCTCAACGTGCGAACAGTATTTGGTGACATGCACAGTGTAGTAGTGCATACATCATCTGGCACAATCAATGCGATTATGTTGGTGAGTCGGACTGTGGATGTGATGAAAGAATCTGGTGAAGTGGTTCATGGAGCAAAAGTGAATTTGTGGATGGAGAATTAGGAGAAAAAGAAAGGAAATAAACAACTTATGAAAGCATCACAATACTTTCGTGAAAGACGATTGAAACATACGCAACGTGTAGCGGAATTTGAGCAGGCACGCGAAAAAGGTTACAACGCCCTCAAGAAACTGATAAACAAGGATTTATTCCCATATCTACCTGACGCAGAAAAGCATTTGAATGAGGCACAACGCTTGAAGTTGGTAACATCACTAGCTCGGCCTCCTGTTTCGTGGAGACCGTCACGCAGAGTAGCATTGATGAAAGTGCTACTTGAAAAGCTATCTAATGACGCGACAGGTAACGAAAGACTTTGGAATGACTTCAAAGTTCTTGTGCAAGATTTTAGAGCACAAAGCTTAGCGATATAACAGAAAAGAAATGCACATTATGATAACCCTCCGAGAGATAATCAACGTAATCTCAGCGCCCTATCGCGGTGTCAGCAGCAAGCGACGATGTGAACAACTTCTTCACGATGTTGCGGTGATTCTGTGCGGAATCATCGGATTTGGTGTGATATTCGTGATTGCGTGCTTTTGATGTTATTCAACCCTGTGTTAAGGTCAATTTCTCTTTTTATGTCTAACTGCACCCTCTGCAATAATCCAATCGAACCCGCTCGTATTAAATTGTCCCTCACCATCTGTTTCTCTTGCGCTGACCGCACAGTGAAGCGTTACAAAGGTGACATGAATTACGCCCACAAAACAGCCCCGACACTAATGGTCATGTCCGAGGCGGAACATGCGAACTATCGTCGATATGTTCCGTATGGGAAATATACGGGGCGTGGGAGCGGGACACATAAGATGTCAGTGCCAGTGACTTCGTTGAAATAACGCTATTACATTATGAAATCAATTAAAGAAATCAGAACGCGCTTATTTGAGTTATTTCGTAGCGCACAAACAAAAAAGAATCTGTCAGAAATTCAACAACTCAAACCACTTCTGAAAGAGCGTCAACGACCTAAAACTTAACACCTTCAGTCCCGATGCAAACTTTCCTACCTTATCCATCCTTCACCGAATCAGCACGTGTTCTCGACAACAAACGACTTGGCAAGCAACGAGTCGAGTGTTTGCAGATTTTGAAGACTCTCGCTAAGGGTCCAACAGAAGTCATTCAGAAAGTAGATGGACGAACTGGAGATACTGTTGCTATTCACCGCAAAACCCCATGGTATAATCATCCAGCAGTGCAGATGTGGAAGGGGTATGAACAAGCTCTTGCCCTTTATGCATGTCATTGTTGCTATGAATGGCGTTGCAGAGGATTCGCAGACACTTGCACCGAAAAGATATGCAACATGATGTTGTGGACAAATAACCTTGAAATTGAACTTCGTAACATCAAGTTTGATCCTCAATATCCATTGTATCACTACCCTCCATGGCTCGGCAACGAATCCTTTCACGCCTCACATCGCAGCAATCTTCTTCGGAAGGATTTCGATTATTATTCTCAATTCAAATGGACTGAGCCAACAACACTGCCCTACATTTGGCCATCCAAAGATTTAACATGCTTATGCCATACACATTGACTGAAACATACAAAGAAGCTGCTGACCGTTTATCCGGCTTCAAAACTAGAGGTCGTGACTTTGAACGAGAAGAGATTGATCGTGCAAAGCCTGTTAAAGTTTTGATTCCAGTTAAACAGAAAAAAGAATCATTACCACCATCACCTAAATTCAACTATGTTTCAAATGGTATTCCTGCTATTGATCTTGAAACCATTCCTCTAACAATGGAATTGTTAAACTGTATATGTGACGGTGACGTTTTTGGTAAGGATCGTAGTCGTTGTCTAGAATTAGAAATAGAATACTCTCGGAGACGTAAGATTTGGTTAGAGAAACAAAACAACAAATAACAGTAATATGAATACACCAACCATGGAAGTAACGGAGCCTGTAGTCGCGCAACCGGAACAAGAGATTCCAATTGCAATCTCTCCTACTCCATCACGCGAACGCGAATCCACCACGAAGCACGCCAATAATCGCAAGTTTCCGGGGCCATCACTCAAGGAACAGCGTGACTTTCTGAATGGATTCGGACGTGAGGAGTATTATCGGAAGTATGTTCGTTAAGTCAGTCTGAACGCTTATTCATATGAGATCCGATCTATCACGACGTCTTGAACGCCTTACAGCGCAACCTTCTTCCGCAGAAGGAGAAACAATCTTCATTAAACGCGGAGAAATTGCCAGCACTGCACGTGAAATCGCAGCAGCAGCGAAACGAATTCTTGGACCTAATCCACTAGCCCGGCGCACGCGCAAACAAAGAGGATTGAAGGACTGAGCATCATGATCTGTCAGCGCCTCATGAACGCTAACAAGAAAGGAGAACTCACGTAACACTATGCGTCACTAATATATTCAGTCAGCCCACAGGCACACTATCCTGTGGGTTGCAATGAGGATATTAACAAATCCCTCCACACCTCTGGCATACCACCAGCTAAGGTATAACATGCGATCTCGAAGATAGTGTAGTGTGAATCTGGACGCTTCCATTGCACTATCTTCAAACACAAACCAAAACAAGAAACAGAAGCGGCCAGAAGAAACGAAAGACAACATAACATGAGCGAAGCTAATACACAAACCGCAGAGCAGCAAGAGTCCGAAATCGTTGATCCGTTTGCGTCGATGATGGGCAATCGTAATGGCGTCAAGGTTCCTCTTCAGCAGAAGTTCGTGCTGAAGGGTCAGAACAAGGGCGTTCCTTACGTGACCCTCAACTTCAACGCCCTCGATGACTCGAATCTGGTCAAGGCTGCTGGCCTCGAACTGGTTCGTTCGTTGATCGAGAGTCACTTCAATGTGGCTGGCCGGAACAACACTGAGAACCTGCTTGGTGAGAAATACACGAGTCTTGATGGACTCGACATGGATCAGCTCCAGCAGTGGGCTGATGGTGTCATCGAAGAGCGTGTGCCTACCTCTCAGTTGCGCAAGCGCTTCATGGAGATCATGCTCAAGGCGAACACCACTCCGGAAGAGGAAGAGGAAGCGTTCGAGATCCGTCTCGAACTCAAGCGTCGGGCGAAGTAATCGTTCGATACATTACTTCACTTCACCAGAAGTTGAGTAATCAAGTGGCCGTTGGACTTCACAAGAGTTCAGCGGCCATTTTATTTACTTCACTGCTTGGCACAGAAGATGCTATAACACAAAGATATATAGTAGGATACAGCACAAAAATACAACACACGATATGGATAATCAATCTTCAGAGGTGAGTCTCTGCACAATACCAACGTCAATACTTCTTGAACTAATCACACGTGCAAATCCAATGAGCGAGTGTGAGATTGTTGACAGCGTTCTACACCCTCTAGTGACAGCACTCGTTGATGCTGATCCAGCACACAAGATGTTCCACCTGAATGTGAACAAGCGTAACGAGATTTGTATTTGGCGTCGAGCGGAATGGAACAAGTCTTACACGAAGACTCTCGTGGATGAAGAGCGCAAAAAGAAATTGATGGAACAGGAGTTGGAGTATCAGCACGCGAAGAAGGTGGTGATGGACTTTTATCTGGAGGTGTTTCCGGGCGATAGAGCACAAGCTGAGAAGATGATGATGCCGATGTGCAACAACCCGAAGCTGTTGATTGCGAAAGCGAAACGGATTGAGATGTCGTTGGGACTGGAGAATGAGAAATGATGTTATGAACCACGAAATAATCAAAACCACATTGAAGTGGATGTTCGCGTTCGCGTTACTAGTTCTGTCAGTTTGGTTTGTGCATATCAATCAGCATGAACCAGCATTACTTGTGCACTTGACGTCTTCTATCTTCTCGTAATCCATCACGAATGAGCACTCCACTAATCAAACCTAAAGGATGGCACAGTCAACGCACGTTTGGTGCACAGACTGAAGCCGCGAAGTTGGCGTTCCTACAGAAACAATACGAAGGAACTGCACAACGGATTCGTTTCATGCACAGGATGGGCAAGTCGCAAGACTTGTTCACGGTGTGTGACACGTTAGGAATAGACAGAGCCGGGCGAGAAAACAAACTGATCACACATGATGAACTTACGGCGTTGATTTTGCAGGGACGTGAGTTGCTTGCGAGTAAAGCGAAGGCAGTAGTAAGTGAGCAGTCTAGAGTTGAGGTTAAAGTTGCGGAGCCTGTGGTTCAGAAGGAGGAGACTGTAATCAGTGTTCCAACCACGACTGCACCTGCTGCTGAGTCCTCTGACACCGAAGAAGAAATCACAATCGACTTGCCAGAACTCGAAGCCAATCCAAAAGTAATTCCATTTCCATTCCAAATCCGCAAGGCTAAAGAGATAGTTCGCAACTTGCACATCCACAAACACCGTGCAAACTTGCTGCTCGCTGGCACTGGATACGGTAAGACGTATATGCTCGGTGCTGCTATTGCCGCACTCAAACGTTTAGGATATTTCGATGACTCACGGGCAATGTGGCCAGTTTTATACGTGACGAAAGCCTCGATTGTTGAGCAGACGAAGCGAGTATTGGAACAATGTTTTGGTGTAGATGATATGCTGTGCATGGTGACAAACATCGAGCAGTTACGTGCGAATATCGGCAAGGTGTTCGTAGCGGAACAGACGGTGGTCATCTCTGGACAAGAGCACACGCTGTTCACATGGCGTCCACGTAACATCCCTCGTCTAGTAATCTGGGATGAGTCACAGATTCTGAAGAACGTTGATTCGATTCAATCACGGATAGCTCAGGCGTTGAATGACGTGAACGAACTCACGCATGGCAAAGAAGCATCCAAGATAGTGCAGATCTTTTCGAGTGCAACACCCTTCATGCGTGTATGTGAAGCGAAATGTTTCTGTGTTGCAACGAGAGCGGAGATGGGAACTGAATAAACATATGAAAAACCTAAACAAACACCAAGCAAAAGCGCGTAATAGCCTTATTAAAGCATTGTTGTGGTAACTACATGCGTATGCTATGCCAAGAATACCCAAACATCTACAAAAGAAACGAGGGCCGAAACCGAAAGTCAGGTTGTGTTACTGTGGCAAACCAATGTTTAAGATGAAGCACAACACTCCGGTTTGTAAGCCCTGCTACGACATCGAAGGGATGGATTTGAAACGGAAACATACATCTGGACTCCGTCGCCGGGCTGATGTTGGATCACCTGTAGTGGAACCTTACGGTTGGTATGATGCAGGAGTGAACGGGAGATATAATATATGAGTATGAAAATGAAATCAGCAGAAGAATGGGTAAAAGAAGCAGGAACTACTGAAGGCGCGGATTGGAGAGACTATGACAATCTTGACCTTGACACCGTCAATCAAATCCAACTCGACGCTATGCGTGAAGGCATGCGGAGGGCGGCAACAATACTAGACAAGAACGGGACCGTGTATCTACATAAACTAGTATGTGATGCACTAGTGCTACGTAAGCAAGCAATCCTCTCCGCCGCAGAACAACTAACTGAGAAAGATTTAGAGTAATTTAATTATGAAAAATGCAGAATTATGGTTGCGTCCTAATCTGCCATTTAGGACTGAATGGGTTGTGCTTGTTAAGCAAATTCAGCAAGATGCTCTAAAGCACGCCGCGCAAGTTGCCCGAAATGAAGAAAAGCGGCTAGAGTCTGATTATCAAATTAGTCTTGCTATTTTGAGGGATGCGGGGATATGGGTAGATAATTTGGATTGAATAATTTTAATCTATGGAATTCACAGACACACAACTAAAGCAGGCACTCGCGAAGATGTTGCCGGACATTATATGCAATGGTTCTCCACAAGGTGATGCTGGTTTATTTTGGAGACCAGTCTTTAAGTATTCAGCAGGTAATTACAAAGAAGTCCTCGACACGGAACTCCTCCATCTCTGTTGGATGGTGGAAGAGAGTATGAATGCTGAACTTTATATTAACAAATATATCGAAACCCTATACCTTGAGTGTGGAAATGGACGCGCCGCAGCGCACGCCTCATGGCAACAACGAACCATCGCACTATGCAAGGTGAAAGGAATAAAACTATGAGCCTACAAACATGGATGGAAGAATTCATGCCAGTGCCTGCATCTCATGCAGTTACATCTGAGCTTGAAGCAGTGCAACACTCGATCCGTAAATGGAGGGGGTTGACGGAAGAGAGCTTGAAGAAGCATGATGTGACGCGAGCAGAATTACCTACGCCAAGTAACGCGAATTGTTCTTTGTGTTTGCGTCATAGCAACTGCGCTACATGCTCTCTCTATATGTCACGAGGCAATGTTCCTTGTGATGAAGAGTCTGATGATGCTGATGAAAAACAATCACCATTTCATGCTTATTATAACAAGCGTCTCGGATATAAACCTAACCCTCTCCCCATGATCAAGGCTCTGGAGCAAACTGAACGTGACATCATCAAAGGTAAACTAGATCTGTAATATGAACGGCCACATAACAAACGCAGTCTGGCCTACGTGGTCAGCAACAATCGCAGCGCCCGCATCCGTTGATGCTTACGATCCGCCCGCAATGGAGCGATTGATCAAGGCGATGAAGCCTTACATCATTGACATCAAGGGTGTGAAGGCTAAGTTCCCTGCCCGCAATCGGGTCAAACTTATCGAGTTCCGCAATGACAAACAACGCGAGCAATACAAGTTCACATGGGAACGATATGAACGTGAGATGGAACTGATCAAGGGCGGTATGAAAGAGCTTGGCACGTTTCAGAAGCTCGTCGCAATGATGAAGTTCTCGCAGAGTGCTGAACTCATTCGACATGAGGATGTTGCTGACATGGCTCATGACATCTGTTCGCGTGGTAAAGCAGCAGTAGTAGCGTATAAGTTCAAGGAGTCTATCGCCGCTACAATCAAAGTGCTGATGAACAAGCATGGATACAAACGCAGTGACATCAGTATCATCTGGGGTGGTATGGGTGGTATGTTCACGAGTGATGGTAAGGTGAAGCTGAAGGAGAAACGAATACCTGAGTCTAAGTTCAAGTTGTTTTCGCCAGAGGATCTTGAACTGTTGAAAGCGCTAAACGTGCGACTGTGTGTAGTGAGCGATAGTGACGAGAGCAAGGTTGTGAGCACTGTGGATTTGTCACAGGAACTGGACGACCGGGCTAAGCTCACACAAGCTGGACTCAAGACTATCACTGCTGATGATTTGCAAAACATGCAACTCGGAACGCAATCGAAGACTCAACGACAGGAAGAGATTGATAGGTTTCAAGAAGGCAAGAGCAAGATCTGTTTGTTCACGTTCAAAGCGGGTGGTGTGGGATTGAGTCTGCACCACTGTAAGCCAGACCTGCTACCGCGAGAGTCAATCATCGCCCCGTGTTATTCCGCAATCGAACTTGTGCAAGGACTCGGTCGTGCTCCGCGCTTGACGTCTCTGTCCGAAACGATTCAGACGATGGTGTTCTTCAAAGGAACCATTGAGGAACACATCGCTGACAAGGTGTCACAGAAGTTGCGTTGTTTGCGAGAGGTGGTGCGTCAACGTGAGTCATGGGAAGACTGTATTGTTGACGCAGCAGAGAATCACAAGGTGAGCTTCGATAGTGAGGGTAACAAAGTGACAGAGATTGTGGATGATAGTGGTGGTGCAGATGTGGATGAGGAAGAGGATGAAGAACAGGAATAACATTATGAAAATCACAAGACCAATGCGGGCAGTAACAATGACATCACTTGATGACATTCGTCTTCCAGTTTACGCTGGATTCAAACGGGATGGAATCCGGTGTATCAAGGTAGATGGCAAGGCATTGTCGAAGTCGATGAAGCCGATTGTGAATAGGCAGTTGCGAGCGATGGTTGAGAATCCGATCATTCCGAATGGGTTTGATGGCGAACTGTTCAAGTATAGAATGCCATTCCAAGATATCGAATCCATCGTGATGACTGAGGATGCTGATGCAAGTGCTATTGAGTATCACGTATTTGATTGGGCTGTAGATAATACATGCTTTCGAGAGAGGCAGCGGTATCTTGATCATGAACTTTTGTATGGTCGCTGTGCTGGATTACTTAATGTAGTGCATGCATACTACAACATGTGTCACAGCAGAAAAGAACTGCAAGATCTATATGACCTGTCTATTGCATACAAACATGAAGGCCTCGTTCTTCGCTGTCCAGAATCTTTCTACAAGTGCGGTCAATCCACAATGACGAAGCAGGAGATGGTGAAATGGAAACCAATGGTCACAGGTAAAGCGATTGTGTTGTGTGCAGTGGAGCAGATGACGAACACGAACGCTGCATTCCAGTCGGAACTGGGGTTATCGAAACGGTCACATAAGAAGAGCGGTAAGATTCCAGCGGGAACGCTAGGGTCACTGTTAGTGCGAGACATTGACACGAATGTCGCGTTCAGTATCGGCACAGGATTTGATGCTGACTTGCGTGCTAAACTCTGGAGTGAACGTGCTTCATTACAGGGTCGTATAGTCGAATACGAATCACAAAAGTGCGGTGTGAAAGAAGCGCCCCGCTGTCCTGTATTTAAGCGATTCCGTAACCCTCACGATGTATCTCTATGAGAGTCATTGATTTGCGGAAAGTCTCCATCGCTACGAAAGGCTGGGAGAATGAGTTCGGCATGAGGTGCACAGCACTGCCTCCTGTCCCAACATATCTTGGTGTGCCGATGCATGAGAAACGCTCGCTGTCACAAGCTGATCACTGGAGATTCTACGTGACATTTGAATTCGGATCACGTCGAACGGAAACATTCTATGGAAACCGGGCGCACTCACTATGGTCAGCATGGTGTGCTAGAATATTTGGTAACGAAAAGCCAGGAAACAACAAACGTCAACGTCAGAAACCTCAATCCACTCCTCAACTCCAACTAATATGACATCAGAAGAAAAAGCAGCAGAGATGCGTAGGTTCCGTGCAGCAATGTCTGGTCCATCACAACGTGAACGGATCAACATGTTGCGTGCAGAGTCAATCATCTCCGATCGTGAAGCCCGGCAGATGACCATGCAAATCCCTAAGGCTCCGCCTGCTTCACCAACAGTCCAGCCCGGTCAGCCATCTATGGCTTGGCTTGATCGATTTGTCACTGCCGATCCAGACTTGCTCAACATGAAAGAACAGATCAAGAAACTAGCTCCACTGAATCATCCTGTTCTGATTCAAGGAGAGAGTGGAACTGGTAAAGAGTTCATCGCCAGAGCGTTGCACAATACTCGCTTCGGGAAGTTCGTAGCTATCAACTGTGCAGCAATCAGTGAGAACTTGATCGAGTCCGAACTATTCGGTCATTGCAAGGGTGCATTCACTGGCGCATATACCGACAGACCGGGACTGTTGCAGGAAGCACGAGATGGCACAATCTTTCTGGATGAAATCGGTGATCTTCCCAAGCCGATGCAACCGAAGCTGCTACGTGCAATCCAGAACAAAGTGGTCCGTCGTGTTGGATCGAATGCTGACGAAGAAATCTCCTGTCGATTCGTGAGTGCTACACACAAACATCTGTGGTCAGCGGTCAATGATCAAGAGTTCCGTATGGATTTGTATTTCCGTCTTGCTGTGTTTGAAGTGGAACTCAAACCCATACGTGAACGCTGTCTCGAAGACTTCAAGTTGTTGGCGAAACTGTATGGTGGAACGGAAGAGGATGCTGAACATTTGTTCAGTCGACGTGCTGAACTCAGAGGTAACATCCGTCAGCTTCAACATTGGTTCCTCCGAAAGCAAGTGTTGGGTATTGATTCACTCTGATATATGAGCACATACAAATGTGGCATACATCCTGCTGATAAGGATTTACGATATGAGTAACGCTATTGATGCAAAGGATTTCTTGAGTGGCAATGTTCCAGAGGATACGCAACGTGGAACAATTGCACCTAAACCTTCTGGCCCCAAATCACGCTATGCAAATGGCTCACGTCCGACTTACTACAAAGTCGAATATGGCAAGGCGATTCTTCCACATCTCGTGAAGATGCTTGAGAAGAAAACAGACATCGAGTTTGCTCCTACTCATGGAGAGAAACTCAACACTGTGTATCAACGGGTGCAACAATCTTTCACGTATGCAGTTGACATGCTGGATGTGGGCGGACAATTGGATGCATTGCGGGCTAAGGTTGTGTTGCGCAAGACTCCAAGATCTGTGGTTCTGTGCTTCAAAGAGAATGCGATGAACTATGGGCGTCAACAATCTGTGTTGCGTGAAGCACTAGTTCGGCATGATGCATTTGCTGTGCGTGATGTTGTGACTGTTGAGTGGCGTCCACTGGTGAATGAGTTGATGGAGAATTCGGATAAGGTGGAGTTGCGAATCAATGATGGTGTGTTTCTTGCACCGGAGGATCAAGAGACTGTGAAGGCATTGGTTGAGTCGGCAGGAATGCTAGGTGATCCGATGAAAGTGGTGACACTGGATTCGTATAACTTGCACATCAGGAGGGAGAAGACTGGAGCATGACCATCGAACAACTTCTCGATCTGCCTGCATCTGGACTGGAAGCAATTCCAGATGCTGAACTTCTGAAGATGTTAGAGCCATACTTCAAGTTCACTCGCCCCGCCGTTGAGTCCACCAAAGGAATGTTGCTGCCTCGCGTTGGTGTAAGTAGCAAGGTCAAGACTCAGGCGGTGAAGCAGTCGGCGGGCGTTCGATCTATGATTAAGAACATAGACTTTGCGGAGATGACGGATGAAAAGTTTCTAGCGATGCGTGAGTTGTTACACGGAAAGAAGAACTGATATGCCCAAAAGAATCATCATGCTGAATTCATCAGCACTACGCAAGGCATCTTGCAAACGACGGTTGTGTTACGTGCTCGAAGGTTACAGCGAGAAGCTCATTCCGAATGACATCGTGTTTGGAACTTGCTTCCACGATTTCGTTGCGGAGTATCGTGTCAACGGACAGGAACTTAACAGCGCAACGAAGAAGGGATGGGCTGCACGTGATCGCCATCCGAACATGTATACGAAATACGGAAAGGATTTCCTTGACGATTTCAATTACTTCCGAATGTTGTGTTCAATGTGGGCAATGGAGAACTCGGATTGGGAAACGGTATGGATAGGGAAAGAAGCCCTCGTAGAACTTCCATGGGCTGTGCCATACTACAGTGGTGAGCATGTGGAAGTCATTCTGTGTGGAACGGTGGATGACATCTGTATCCATAAGACGAATGAGGGAACAATAGCGTTACGGGATTACAAGACAACGAGCGCATTCAAAGTCGAGGAGTATTTCAACAAGTATCGTTTGTCAGTGCAACTCATGTATTACTACATCGGATTGACTGAAGTCTGTAAGCTACGTCCTGAATCACAACTCGCGCAGATGTGGCTCAATGCGCCCCGGCGCGGTGCATTTATTGAGGGCGTGTTTATCCACAAAGATGCGACCAAGATCAAGTATCAAACCTCCGATCTGTTCACGTTCGATGATGATCGCGTAACTGAGTTTCATCTGCAACTCTTTGCTTTGTGTCAACAGTTGGATAAGCCGCCGGGCCATGAGTTTCCACGTGAGGGTATGCTTAATGCTGCATGTGAGTCTGATGGTTATGGTAGGGCTTGTGCATTCTTTGAGGCGTGCGCATCTAACACACGTGAGAAGCACGATATGTTCTTGCGGTCAGCATTTGTGAAAGAGAAATACGATCCACTATCTATATGAAATACCTAGGACTAGTCGGTAAGAAACAGTCAGGAAAAGATACAGCCTTTGATGCGCTCAAGGCTGCGTTCGGAAATCGTGTGTATCGCATGGCTTTCGCGGATGCACTGAAGACAGAGATCTGTGAGTTCTTACGAGCGGATCTGAACTTGCTGAATACACACAAGAATCTTTCTCCGTTCCGTAAGCTGTTGCAAGAGTTTGGAGTGTGGCGCAGAAGTCAGAGTGAGGACTACTGGTTGATGAAAGCTGACTCGTATGTGTTTCCGAAAGAGACTGAACTCGTCGTGATCACTGACTGTCGCTTCCTAAACGAATCCGAATGGATCAAACGTAAAGGTGGCAAGCTCATTCGGATTACTCGCCCCGGCCTCGACCTTGGTGATACGCATTCATCCGAAGTCGAACAAGACAAAATCTTCGTTGACATGCACATTGCGAATGATCAAACCAAGCTCCGGCTTGAGCGTCAAATCGTGGATGCTGTCAAGAACTATTTCAAATTAATCTAATGAAAACTTTACCATCACGTCATGGTTGCATTGTTTTTGTAGCTCACGCTTCACAAGAAGTCCTTGACGGTTACCCTTTTAAGGGTGAAGGGTTCTCTATTCAAGTTGAATCTTCTGGAGATCCTAATGCTAAGGTTGACCTTGTTAGTTTTGAGGATTTTAAGAAACGTCACCCAAACAAATTCTGTAAAATCATAAACACATGCCAATAACATTACCAACAATACCAACACCACCAGTCCATGTCGATCCTAAACTTCTACTTCTCTATGGTCCTCCTAAAGTGGGGAAGACTACAATCCTGAGTTCACTGCCTGATTGTTTGATTGTCGATACGGAAGATGGGAGTGATTATGCTTCGGCCCTTAAGATTAAAATTAACAGTGTTGCTGAACTTGCTGAGTTGTCGTCAACAATCGTCAAAGCTGGATGCCCATACAAGGTCGTTGCTATTGACACGATCACAAGGGTTGAGGACTGGTGTGAACTCCACGCGACACGAGAGTATCGTAAGTCTGTTATTGGTAAATCGTTTGAAGGAAAGTCAGTCCTTGAGTTACCGCAGGGTAGTGGTTATTTCTGGTTGCGGAAAGCCTTTGATGAAGTTCTTTCGTTGGTTAGGCCAATGGCAAAACATGTGATTCTTGTTGGACACTTACGCGAGAAGTTGCTGGGAGGCAAGGACTCAAAGGCTGACACTGTGGTGTCGTCGAAGGACTTGGATTTGACAGGCAAGATCAAGCAGATTGCGTGTTCACGAGCGGATGGGATAGGATATATGTATCGTCACCAGACTACGAAACAGTTGATGATTAACTTTGAGTCGTCGGAGACGATTAACTGTGGAGCGAGATGCGCTCACTTGAAAGCGAAGTCGTTCGACATGAGTGTCGAGAATGCATGGAAACAGATTTATACGCAGCTGTAAAACCAAACAAACAAACAAACAAACAAACAAACTATGAATGATAAAATCTGCTATCACTGTGGTCGACTATTTGAAGTAACACCAATCTCCATTCTATGGATGCATCACACTAAAACTCATGGAACAGACATCAAACCATTCTGTGATACATGCGTAAAGTCAATAGCTGTGCATCATCTTTACACTACATTTGGAGAATCTCCATTTTTGCATAAAGCAGTCGGACATGACATAAACAATTTAACCTCACGTTGAGGTTGATGGGTGGTGACCTACACCAACAAAACAAAAACAAAACAAACAAAACAAAACAAATGAGTAACATACTGAAACCCCAAGCCAACGCGTCCAACGCATCCGTTAGCAACCTCGCCCGCAATCAGCGTCTTCCAAAGGACAACTACATTGTCCGTTGTAAGAAGGCTACTGCTGAGGTCAGCAAGACGAGTGGTAAGCCCATGATCAAGTTGATCTGGGAGATCGCCCGTCCTGACCAGATTGAGGTTGCTGGCAAACCAGTGTCAATCGCTGGTATCGAACTGCGGCCCACGTATATGGTGGTTCATACGGATCCGAGCGATGCGAAGAAGAACGATCGCTTGTTCAACACTCAGGATATGTTCGGCATCGAGCCGGGCGTTGATCCTGATGATCTCGAACCTTATGCCAAGGCATTCGAGGGTAAGGTTGCGAACGCCATCTGTGGTGCAGAGGAATATGTTCAGCGCAAGGACTTGACTGACGCAGAGATTGCGGCTGGCAAGACTCCTTACGAAGCTGACCCTATTCGCATGGAAGATGGTAGTGAAGTGAAGGGTTACAACTGTGTGCTGATCCAGTTGCTTGAAGCGTCAAGCGTTCAGCTTCCCGCCCGCAGCGAGACGTTGTAAATTATTGTTATGTGTGCCCAAAGGACTGGGAAGCTTTTAAGGCATATAAGCCACTAATGAGAAAGCCCTAAGTGAGTTCAGACTGGAGTGTTCTGAACAGAGATACTGAGCTAGAACTCCAACATAACAACCTGTGTGGTCCCGAGCAGTCGGTGTGAGATCGGGACACTTTCCTTTTATATGAAACTACTACGTGAATTTCTTTCTGTTTGTGAGGATCATGCCGGTTCAGTTATATTTGCTGCCATAGTAGTAGCTTTAATCTACATCTGCACGATGGTCTACATATTAAACAAAAGGCAACACGAATTCCGAATGGAACTACTGAAGCAAGGTAAGGTATCTATTGAATCCATCCGCTAATGCCCACTCCTAAAACATTCCATCACCCTCCGAAACTCCCGTATAAGGGATTGACGATTGTGCTGTCGAATCCTTCACGATTCGACTTTCGTCAATTGCTTTCGGGTAATGCTGGAACATGGTTTTGTGACACGGCACTGCGCGGAATAGGGCTGAATCGTTTCCAATGTGACATTCGCACGATGGACGTAGAAGATCCATTGCTCGCGGATACGAAAGTTGTGTTGTGCTTGGGGCAAGCTGCTCAACAAAAGCTCTTTAGCCCCGAGCACTCCCTTTCCGAACAGCGGGGTTCGCCTCACATCAAGAACGGAATTGTCTATCTCTCTTCCTTCTTTCCTCAAGACTGTTACGATTTGCAAAACTATGAAGCCCGACTTAATCCACACCACAGTGGACCTCGTGAAGATTCTGAAACCGCTGACGATGACGAAGCTAAAGGCCACAAGGGTTCGACACGAAGGCAGAACTACAAGTTCTGGACTGAATGCGATGTCAAGAAATCGGGACGCATTCTACGGCAAGGACTTAGCCGAACCACACAACCAAGCCCTATTCTCTATCCTTCTGGATCACAGGTTGTCTCACTTTTACAAAGCACAAAGGGCACTACACTTTATCTGGACATCGAAACTACCTTCGACAGAACGCTCACGTGCATTGGATTCTGCTTTGAAGGTGCTGGTGAACCAGCCTATGTCATCCCGTTTAGGCGATATGATTTTACGTTGGCGTATGAGCCAACTGTCATGTCACAAATACTACGTGCTCTGTCTGTAGCGATGCGAGATAATCTCGTTGTGTCGCACAACGGTCACGGATTTGATTGGTTGGTGTTAGCACACAATTATCGTGTTCCGTTTGGTAAGCGTCTGTATGACACGATGATCTCGCACAATCGGTGTTATCCTGAGGCTGAGAAATCGCTGGGGCATTGCTTATCCTTGTGGACTGATGAAGCATATCACAAAGATGAAGGCGTGTTTGATCCTCGAAGTATGGATCAAGAGCGACAGTTGTGGTTGTATAACGCGAAAGATGTGTATGCGATGCGAGTGTTGAAGTCCGCGTTTGACAGGGAGTGTGCGAACGATAGCGGATTGAAGGCGTCAATCGAGCAAGGTCAGTCGATGATTTATCCTTATTTGGTAGCGACACTGAAGGGCATGAAGATGGATGAGGAAACGCTACGGAATATCGTATCAGAGAATGATCGATACATGATGCAGCTACAACGGATAGCGAAGATGCTCGTAGGAGATGTGGCATTCGATTTGGTCAAAGGTAAGAGTGATGCGAGTTTGATGTCGTCGAATAAACAAGCAGCGAAGTATTTCTACACAATGCTCGGTTACAAAGTGCCGTATAAAACGCTCTCAGGTGAGCCTGCGTGTGATGCTGGAGCGATGTTGAAAATGAAGCTCGCGTTGGCGAAGAGCGGGATAGAGAATCCAGTAATTGATTTGCGATTGCGGTATGCGGGCGTGAAAAAGGAAACATCCTTCCTTGCAGGAATTAACAGTTGGCCGGAGAAAGCTTATGTCTAAACCAAGAAACCCCTACGATTTTTATCCAACTCCAAGGGATGCAATTCTTAGCATCGTTACATTTGTAGCACATGGTAAGACATGGCATGAATGTGCAGCTGGAGACAAGGCTATCGTAAATGTGCTAGAAGAGCATGGATATAGTGTAACTGCTGATGATATACGCACAACCAAAGTTGACTTCCTGAAAGACACAACATACAGAGAAGGCATCATTACAAATCCTCCATTCCTCTGGGCATTTCAATTTGTGCAACATGCCATGCTCCATAGTCCTGAAGTCATTATGCTGTTGCCGTTGAATTTCCTTGCTTCGCAAACTCGTGCTGCTTGGTTCAAGAAGAATGAACCAGATGCATTGATGATCTTGAGCAAACGCCCATGTTTCACACAAGATGGAAAGACGGACAGTAAAGATTATGCTTGGTTTTATTGGGGACCAAACCACAAAGGAATCTTTCATGTTTAACATCCCTCCCGAACTTACCGTCAACTACGTCAAGTCACAGCCTAACGTGCTATTTATCTTTGGTGACTCTCTCAAGCCCGCTGATCATATTGGAGAAGCTGCCCCGTATGCACGTTTGCAGAACATCTTCCGCGTTCCGGTAAAGATGAAACCCTGCATGGATGAGATCTCGTTCTGGAATGACAACCTGTTTCTGGACATCTTACGTGATCACCTCAATGGCTCCTACGAAGGTGACATTCGACACAAGATTGACAGCATGAAACCACAACACGTTGTGTGTGATCCAACGATAGGAAAGTCAACATGGTCTGGTCCATTGAAGACGAGAGCGCCAAAGAGTTATGCGTTGATTTGTGAGTTCATCGCAAAGCATGTTACGGATTACCAAGTTGATTATAGGATGAGGGCACTGTGATGAGATACACTATTTAATTGAATTATGCTTACTTTAATAGATGAAATTTCAACGAAGCTATTAAAAACTGCTTCATACTATCTGTTTATATGCCATTGTGGTTCTGTAGCTAGATCAAAATGGGGTAATGTAAAACATAAGACAGTTAAAAGTTGCGGTTGTATGCAAAGAACTGCCAATGGAAACACAGCAAAACCAGAATATAAAAACTGGAGTCACATGGTAGATCGTTGTGTAAATAAAAATTGTAATAAATATCCACAATATGGAGGCCGTGGTATAACTGTTTGTCAGAGTTGGCTAGATAGTTTTGAAATGTTCTACATAGACATGGGACCGAAGCCTTCAAAATTTCACTCCATAGATAGAATAGACAATGAGGGTAACTATGAACCGTCTAATTGTCGATGGGCAACAGCTAAAGAACAGTCTAATAACAGAAGAGTTAGGACTGACGGAAAGTGTTACAGGTTTAATAAAGGCTTGTGGCAAGCAAGTGTATGGAATAACTCAAAAGGTAAAGAAGTTTACTTGGGATCATTCAAAACTGAGGCTCAGGCTGCGGCTGCTGTAAAAGAGTATAAAAGGGATGTTTTATGCGTGTAACAACCTGCTTTCGGTTGGCTAGAACAAACACCTTTCGTCTTGGCTCTGGCAAGTTATTTGCAAAAAGCAAAAAACAATCTAGTGCGTATGGTCCCGAGTATGGCACTAATTGTCAAAATATCGAGAAGTCTTTGCGTAAGTTATTCATTGCTGACGAAGGATGCTCGTTCTGCCAAGTAGACCAATCAGGCGCAGAGGCTTTGATTGTTGCTTATCTCTGCCCACCAGGTAGGTTTCGTGATCTGTTCCTAAACGGTATCAAACCTCACGTCTATATCGGTGTGTTCTTTCCAGAGCATTGGATGAAACAGTTTCCAATGGTTAAGGAGTTCTCCAGCATAAAAATTGCTGAGCTAAAGAATCATCCTAACTGGCCATCGTTTGCGAAAGCTGTGGCAGCGTCAGATAACTCTCCACAAACTTCGACACGGTATTATTATTTCTACAAGCAGACATGCCATAGCGGGAATTACGGCATCATGGGTAATACATTCCAGCAGAACCTACTCGAAAAGTCAGAAGGTAAAGTCGTCATCACCCGTGCAGAAGCTGACAAGTTTCTCTCTACGTATCGTGATGTAGCGTTTCCTGAACTCCATATCTTCCATCGTCTCGTGATGAATACGTTGGAACAGAAAGGTGAACTCCGTAATCTGTTTGGTTATCCTCGTAAGTTTTGCTCACTCGTAACTGACCCCAAAGAAGCATATGCTTTCATTCCTCAATCTACTGTTGGTTGCATCACGAACCTTGCGGTTGTGGAGATGCAACGATGGATCGAAGCTAATTCGCCTAGCTCGGTCATACTCAATAACTGCCATGATTCGTATTTGGTGCAGGCTCCTACAGGAGAGATCGAAGGAATCGCCAAGAAGATGAAGGAGTTCATAGAGATCGAGATGACAGCACCACGGGGCGAGAAGTTTCGTATGCGAAGTGAGGCGTCAATTGGGAGTAATTGGGCACCTTGGCATGAGAAGAAGAATCCAACAGGACTGAAAGAGATAAAGCTATAATGTCAACTCTAACACCAAGCGGAGTAACTAACCTCGAACGCTGGCGTTTCTATCTCAAATCGATAGAAGCTCCAGATGCATTTATTGACTGGTCATTCTATTGGATGATCTCTGCATCCTTACAACGTCGTGTGTGGTGGGGAAGCACAGAGCGTCCATTGTATCCTAACCTCTACGTGTTTCTCGTAGCTGATCCCGGCATCGGTAAGAGCATCACGATTGGCCCGGTAAAGCAGTTTCTCGAATGGCACAAACTCAAAGACAAAGGTCCATTCGACGCCGACAGCATCTTCAAACGAATCGTTCCTGCTGATTTGCTAGGCGGCACAACGGCGCACGACCATCACCAAGATGTCAGTGGTAACATGCTACTTCCGAACGCATCGAAGCGGAATGAGCAGAAAGAGGATGAGGATAATCACTTGCAATTGTTTCCTTCCGGCGCAGACTGCACTACGTATGAGCAGTTGATTCACGACATGGCACGTTCGACACGGATGGTTTCGTTTGAGACGATTCGTAATGGCACATCGAAGAAAGGGTTATACACGCACAACACGATGGCGATGATGAGCACAGAGTTATCGAACTTGCTCAAGAAGAACACGGAGAACATCGTGAACTTTTTGCTCGAAGGATATGACTGCAAAGATCGTTACGAGTATCGCACGAAGAACATGGGTAAAGACATGGTCACGAAAGTGTGCGTGAACTTCTTGGCGGGCACAACTCCAGACTACATGGAAGAAGCGTTCGATGATTCAATCATCAATGGCGGTATGTCAGCCCGGTCCATCTTCGTTTTTGCGTTCGCGAATCGATTCCAAAAGTGGAACATCTCCGAGATGTCACTAGAACAGATCATGGCAAAAGCTCAACTTCTGTCATGGATGCGGAAACTTGCTACACTCTACGGTGAAGTTAAGCTCGCACCAGACGCTGAAGAATACATGAAGTATTGGTATGAGAACATTCACAATCACTCACGCATCAATAAGGATTCAAAGCTGATCTCCTATTATGGACGCAAACGTGTGCATCTTGTGAAGTTGATCATGGCAATGCACTTTGCGGATTCGACAGAGATGGTGATTCCAATTGAGACTTGTATCAAAGCACTGGAGTTCCTTGAGAACACTGAGAAGTATATGCACTTGGCATTGCAGGTTGCATCAAAGAATCCATTTGCAAACATTGCACGCAACATCGTGCGGTTCCTAGTCGTGCGGGCTAATGAGCCTGTGACGTTTAAGGATTTGTTAAGCAACTTCTACACCGAGGCGAAGACTGCTGACTTGCAGGAGATTGTGCAGTATATGGTGACGACTGGAAAACTTGTCACGAGTGAGGAGGACAAGGTTCAATACTACCGACTGCCTCCGAATCATGCTGCTGAAGACCAACTCGAAATCGCTTCGGATCGTGCGTTTGCGGAGTCACGTGGAGTTGTGCATCCGTCGCTCGACAAACGAATTCGATGGGGTAGAAATGGAAAAGTTCTGGTAGAGAGGGATACTCCACTACCAGAACTTCAGAAACTGCGTGCTCTTATGATTGATGGAACTGTGAAGGGCGTGTCGTCGATTCAGTTCGTCAAGGGATAGCAGCAGACTTAGCCCGGTTGAGAGACGTTTGGGTGATATATTCATCCAGACGTTTTCTTGCTTCTACAGGGCCAAGTGTATCGACGAGATACTTGTAGTATTGCTGCGCTTCGACCGGATCATTCGTTGGATTCGGGAATGTCTGGAAGGAGTTCTTTTTCAGTCGGTCGAGTGCTTTACGCAACTCACGAGGATTATCTTTGTGCTGTTCCATCAAGTTACGGACCACACGAGGTAGGACTTCACGAGCTTCTTCTGGAGTATTAGCCCGCTTCAGTTCTCGTTCTTCAGGGCGCATTGCTGGATTAGCCTGAGGGAAGTCGGTCGGAATGAATTCACCACGCATCTGTTTATACAGACGTAAGTCGCGGAGAGCATTCTTCCGATCCACTTCTTCAGAATCTACAGCGTTCATGACGAGGCGAGCAGTCTGGATTTGCGTTCGCAACAGTTCCTGCATCAGAATTCCAGCGGCATCCAGTGGATCAGTGCCATCACGAACAGCACGAGTGAAGTTCACGAGAGTGTCACCAACACCTTCGGAGATGAACGTAGCAGCAGGAACACTGAAACCACGAGGATTCTCACCACGATAAACATCCATCGCCATCTTGAGCGTATCGCCCGCCATGCCTGCAAATGATCCGAGTTGCATCACATTCACAAGTTTCGCGACATAGGATTCAGCATCCGCATCGGCAGCAGCGAGTTCGCTGTATGTTGGGATGTTCGATTTCTTTCCGGCATTGATCTCTTGCACGAGTGAGTCAATCATCTCTCCGGTCAAGTAAGCACCGAGAGCATACTGTAACAACGGAGCGATCTTACGATTTTCACTGCGATAAGCAGGCTTGATCACATCTTGGAAGATAACATTCGACTTTTCAAGACTCCATCGCGCAAGTGAAAACCACGGAGCAGCCATTCCATCCACAGCAGAAGAAGGTAATCCAGCACCGCCATAAGTTCCTTGAACTCGATCAACGAAGTTCTTCGCGATCACATCAGTGTTGTATTTACCAGTCTTCGCATCTTTCGCTAGACGACCGAACTTGCTGAGGAATTCGGTATTACCTTCGAGCACTGCTTTCTCCGCGAGATTTTTACCGATGCTGTAAGTCCAGACACGATTCACTTGTTCGATTGCGTCACGACCTTGCCATTTACGCAGCATCTCAGATGCAACATTGAATGCATACGTTGTTTTGTCGATCGTAGTAATTGTGTCAACAGAGAACATTGGATCTAATCCAGTCCTAGCGCCCAGCTTCAGGGATTTCTGCCAATCGCGTCGAGCATCGAACAATGACTTGAACACTGTGCCGATGTCTCCAACCTTGACGTAAGGCGCAATGTTGGCTGGAATCGTGGCAAAGTCTCGAATGCCAGCGAGCGGACCAAGAATACCGTTTGTGACCATCCGTGCAAATGCAGCGATTCGGGGCGAGTGATAAATCTCAAATGAGTTATTCACAAACTTCATCGCGTCACGAACTTCTTCGAGATGCAGCAATGATTTGCTATGAGTAGCGATGCCAGTATCAGGATCAGGAAGTGCGAGACGCTCACGAACATACTCTGGAACTTCAAGATGCTGGAATCGTGCAACATCCTGTGCAGCACGACGAGAATAACGCTGCGCAACGCGAAGCAGATTACGCTCACGCATCTCTTTCGGAAGACCATATCCAGCAGCTTTACGAAGCGCACCGAATTCCGTTCCACGTCTTCCGCCTTCACCAATTGCTGCGACATAGCTTTGGATTTCACTCAGAGCTTCGTTCTTCGTAACAGTTCCCTTCGATTCCTTCACAACGTGATCAGCCCATATGTCCATCAAGTGATTTGCTGTAGCAGATTCCTCGCCTTTCGTGAAGGCTTTCATCGCTTTCTCGTTCAGCATCTCAGGAACATACCACGGAGACAGAGCAGCCTCACGACGGAAACCATCACGAGTTTCGACCTTCATGTTCAAGTCACGTTGAGTCTTACGAACTTCACGGAAGATGTTCTCGTTGAGGAACTTCGCAGCAGAGACTTCTTCAGGAGTTAGGCCAGAAGTGACGAGTGATTTCTTCTTGTCACGATACGTTTCGAGAACGCGATCATAGATCGTATTGAGACGATCTTCTTTGATACCGCCGAACTTCGACTGAAACTCGTTAATCGGTTCATAGTGCCAACGCCCGAGATACATCGAACGTTGCGTGTCCATGTTCAGCATTGCCTCACGGACTTGAACGTCTTTCACCTTGTAGAACTGTGGAGCGATTGCTTCGATGAAGCCTTGTTTGGTGCGATCTTCAGCGGTGGAAGAGGGAGGCAAAGAAGAGGGAGCAGACGGAGTGGAGAATCTACGACCACCGAGTGTGAACTTCTCGCCTGCTTCACGACGTGAAGCTGGAGCAGAGATGTCGAACATCATGCCGGACACATCTGTCTTCGGGGTGCCGTCTGGATTGGTGAAGACGAGGTCGGTGCGGGGCACATTACTGCCATAGCTTTCACCAGTGCTACTATCTACATCCATAGCATTCTTATGCTCTCCTAAACTCACGCGTTCGCCTTTGGTGCCAGTTAGTTCAGCGGCAATGGACGGCAAATCGCCTTGAACAACTGTGTAATCTGACTCGTCACGAGGGCCTTTCCAATCCTTTGGATACTTAGACGCTGGCTTGAGATGGAGAACATTCTCTGCATAACGTATAGCATCATCTGATGAAGTGAATCCTTTGTTGGTTAATGGATTTCCTTCGGCATCTTTGAGGAAGTAAGAGCTATCGTAGTTGAAGCGGAAGCCTTCGAGGCGAGGAATATCAAGCTCTTCTTTTATTATGGCAGCTTCCCACTCAGCTTTGTCAGCTATTGAATCGAGGAAAGTTTCGTTTAGTTTTTCGACTTTGGTATACTCAATGTTACGTAATTGGCGCAACAGACTCTTATTTGTGATTTTGTCGGTGTCCAGAAACACAAACTTAGTTCCACTATCCAACTTCTCCGTGATCATCGCAGTCTCCGCATCCGAGATCATGATATGCGTTGCACCTTCTTTACGCGCTTGATCAATTGTAGCTTTGAGGATTAGACGATTGGTGTCTGCTAGGAGGGGGTGGTCTATAACACCATGCCCTTGCTTAAGCGCTTCTGATGCTACATGATTAACCATCATTCTAGCATATTTTTCAGCTGCATCTTTAAGTCTAGCTCTAATCTCAGGAGTAATAGGATGAGTTCCACCCGGTAAATCTTTTACTATTGCAGCATATTCAGGATGTTGTTCACTGAATGCCATATTAGATACATTATTCTTACCACCATTCTTTTGTAGCCAAGACATACCACCACGAGTCTTATAGATAGTATCAGCGCTCTCAAGAGCATCTAATCCTTCTTTTAAGGCTTCATTATAAAGTTTTTTATTTCTTTCTTGTGATGCTCTATTATCCTGCCCCCACCTACTCTGTGCTTCCACAATCACCGCCACACGTTCGCCATTCGGACCATCCTTATACTGTATCATCGCCCATCCGAGAGTGTTGGGAAGGTTTTCGTGGAGGTTGTCGGGTTGCCAGAGAGGCTCTTTTTTATTGGCCATATAGCGCACAGATTCTTCTATTTGTGCATCGCTATAGTCTGGGTTCTGTTTCTTTAGCAGTTCGCGTATATCACCACTGTTATCTTTTTCTGGTATCACCACATCCACCCTCTGCACATTCTTCTTACTACGCGTAGCAGTCCACTCAGACATTGGCTGATTGGTGTCGAAGGCGGAGACAGTGTTGTAGTAGGAGGTTGCGCGGGGAGATGTATCTTTTGGTTCTTTTGCAATAGCCTCCATTAAATCCCAGTATTTTTTAGCTGTAGATCGCTTTTCTTCAGGCAAGTTTTTTCTGTCTTCTGGACGCATTTGCTTCTGTTCGTAGTCAGACAGCTTCTCATACCACTCATGCGTCATCCTATCGTATTCCTTCTTCGCCTCACTCACTCGTCCTTCCATCCCATAATTCACAACCTCCACTTTCGGACCATTCTTCTCCAACCATTCCTGCACTTCAGCAGGACTTACACGACTACGCACAGTGAGCCAATCAGTAAATGGCTTGCCAAGCAACTCTTGCTCAACTTTCGGAGTGTTGCGGAATTTAGCGAGAATGTCAGAAGACGCAAACTTACCATCTTTCGAGGGCTGTAGTCCATAAGGACGTTCGAGATCGAACTGTTTCTGGACATCAGTCACGAAGATTTCATCCACTGGAGGGATCGAGATACGAGAAGCTGGAAGAGAATAACTCGTTTCACTGTCGTCATCTCCAGCTCCATCTTCATCACGTTCCTCACGCACAGTGCCCACTTCCTCTTCCACATCATCCTCAACAGGGCGCTTTGTGCGAGGCAGAACTTTCTCCACTGAGAACTCAGGAGATTCTGCGTCCTCGACAATGTCCATGATTTCGTCACGACTGTATCCAAGCTCTTTAAGTTTAGCTTCTTGTGTGTTCAATACTGATTCATACACATCACTATCAATCTCATCAGCATCAAACTTCTTGAAGTTATCGTTGATTAACTTTCTGATCTCGTCAGCTTTCACGCTGTTATCACTCTCAGCTACCACCTTTCCACGATTCAAGCGTTCAGCTTTGAGCTTTGGAAAAGCATCTTCCTTTGCTTCACGCAAAGCCATATAATCCTGACGAAGCAGTCGCTGTGTTTCACGAGCAGCAGACATGAACAGATTCTTGTTTCCAGTCTTACCACCCTCAACACTCACACCCTGTTGTGAAAGATTCTGTATCACACGATTCGTGAGCATCTTCGTGTAATCCACATCAGCACCAAATTCAATGTTATCGCCACTTTCCAGTGCGCGAATCATTGCTCTGCGAGTTCCATGTCCAACTCCCTTCATTGGCTCAATCGCCCGCTGCACGCCCTTCTCAATCACACGCACAGCATCTGGCGTGAAATCCGTGATCACGTTCTTCATCGGACGATCGCTCAACACAGCATTACCTTCCTCGTCCCGCACTGCACGCATCTTACCTTCTGCGTTACGTTCCATCTTTGGCTGAGTCTTCGGGTTGTATTGTCCCTTGTCGATGATGTCTTGCCAGTCTGGAGCAGTCTTGTTTTCAGCCTTGAACCGGGCCTCGAAATCATTGATGCTACGGATGTCAACGCCAAATAACTCAGCTAAATGCGACTTAGACCACCTGTTGGCTGGGATAACGGTCAGCAACGGATACTTCCTGAAGAACTCTCTCTTGAGAGGATTCTCTTCGGTCGTGATCGTGAGGTTAGTTGTGGAGCCAAGTTTCGTGACAGGAGCGGGCTGACTCAATCGCATCTCCATCTGACCCTTCTTCGGAAGAAATGTGTCTTTCGGTAACTCCTGATTATCACGCAAGAACTTGCTCAATGGAGTTCCTTCTTGGGCAGTCTTCGGAAACTGCATTTGCTCCATCTCTGGATTCTTCTCACGTCGTGCAATCTCTGCACTCACATCACTCGCAAGTGAAGCCTTCGCGCCCGTCGCACCTGCATTCGCCAAGTTCGCATTCAGTCCGCGATCATACCGAAACTTCATCAGTCCGATTTGCACCGCATCTTGCAGAGTTCCAGTTCCTTTCTGTAGTCGGGCTAATGCTTTGCGTTCACCACTCCACGTCCGAGACTTGTTCTCAGGGTCACGGAAGAATTCTTTTGATGCTTCGATAGTGTAAAGCTCCTCGACAGGATCAGGCATTTTTGCGAGGGCTTCGGGGCTGAGCTTTGATTTCCATTCTGTGAATTCTGGTGACCTCTCTACCGCAGTTAAAATTTGACTTCCCATCTTCCGTTGTGCCGGCTTCTCAGATCTGATCATATTCACAAAATCATTGTGAAAATTCTCATGCACCAGTGTCGTAGCACGTGGTCCAATGTAAGTCGATGGATCAGTCGATCCTTCAGCACCACGCTCCTGAATCATACCTTCAGGCAATGTGGTCGTGATTTCACCTTTTGGTCCTTCTTCCGCCGCTGTAGTGCTAGCACGAATGGAACGCTTTCCATCTGGACCAATCGTAAATTCGCCATAGGACTGTCCGGAATCACTCTTCAGCACTCCAGTAGGAGCAGCCTCGAAATCTGTCACTCCCTTAACTCGTGCCATCTGTTCAGCCCAAGCGACATTCTCAGGTGAAGCCTCAAACGTGACTTTCTCGCGGAGAACTTGTTCGCGGGCTTCGAGTTCTTTGTTCTTGATGTCGATCTCAGCGAGCTTGATTTTCGCCTCACGTTGAAGTTGTTTGAGGCGGACTTTATCGGATACGTCCTTCATCGATGCTTCGATTGCATCCAGCTTCAATCCCAATCCAGCACGTTCAGCAGCAATCGCATTGAGAGCTTCTGGAGTTGGTTCAACAGGATTGACAGTTCGTTCAGTAACAAACATATCCTGCCTAGGTTCAGCGCCCGGCAGTCCGGTATATGATGTTCCGCGAAGACCGGGAACATTGCGAGACAAAACTGGATGCACATTGGACATTATACCTTGTCCGATTGTGTTCACCAAAGCCTTACCGACATTAACGTCCTTGCCTTCTTGAATGTCTTCGTAAGCACTCATTCCACCACCAAGTGCTCCAGAGATTCCTATCTCTTGCACTGCTGGATGCATAAGTTTGTTTGCTAATCCAGCACCAGCAGCGCGTTCTGCTCCTGTGAGTGCATAGAAAGCATCCTTCATCATTTTAGGACTAGGGCGCACGCCTGAGATAGATCCAGCCACATCACCCACAGCAGACGTGATCGGATTCGCTTCACGAGCTAATGCAGCACGATTCAAGAATTCCTGCCCGGTCTGCGACTGTTCGAGAACTTTCTGTTGCACTGCTCCCGCTCCCATTCCAGCAAGTCCACCAGCAATAAGACCGGAACCAATTCCGATTATTGGAGGCAGTGCCGGGCCGATAAGTGGAACGGCAGCAAGTGGGGCTGACATTGCAGCCGCTTTCATACCAACAGCAGCACCAACTGGAAGTGATGCAGCAGACGGACCAAGACTCAGTGCAGCAGATCGAAGGAACGTTTCCTTCTTCGATGGCTCCGCTGTAGTAGGAGTTGACAGCGCAGGTTGAATTTTAACCTTTGGTGTAACTTCTCCTGTGAATGTGTTGAGAGTAGCCTCAGAAGGATCAAATCCTTTGAGCTTGATATACTCGTCAATCTCGTCTTGAGTTAAGGGAGTGGGCATATAGATTAGCGAGAAAGTTCACGCTTGATCGTGTTGATTGCTTTCATGAAGCTGTCGCTTATGCCACCAGTGTCAGCGGTGGTCTGCTTTGGTTGACCTCCAAACACATCAGTGACTTTTGAGTTTCTCCATTTCTGAAACATCTCATACATCTTTGCATCATCCTGAAGTTTAGCTTCCCTTTCAGGACTGCCTTCTGGATCTTTATAAATCAAATCTCCAAGGCCACGAATAGTGCTATAACCAGCTTGTCCAATGGAACCAAAAGGCTGTAGTGCTGAGTTTGCAGCACGACCAATAGCTGGAACAAAGCCACCTGCCTGTGGCACAGCCGTCGTAACAGGAGCAACGCGAGGAGCAGCAGGCTGTGATTGTCCACCTCTCACAACACCCTGATTGCCAACATCATAAAACTGCCCAGCAGCAACTGGATTGCGTGATACAGATTTCCCTCGTGCAGCATTCAATTCAGCACGAATCCTTTCTGTTTGATTATCCACTGACACAGGAGGTTGACGCCTCTTGATCATGATAGGCTTACCATCAAGCCCAATCTGGCCAGTAGGAACTGAATCTTCATAACCTCCGATATACATTCCAACAGTTTCTGGAGAATATCCAGAATTAGGATTCAAACCCAATTGCATCACAGCAGAGTTTTCTGGAACAGTGACCTGCATTTCTTTAACCGCGTCACGAATCGGCTTTTGAATAGTAGCCCCAAGTGCAGCGTTTACAGCGTTTGGATTGGCAGTTCTATAAGCCTTTTCAGCAGTTGTGCGTTGTATTGCAAGTTCAGACGCTGCTTGCTTTTCACCTTCAGAAGCTTTAGCTCTGGCTAGAGCAGCTGGTCCGTAGTCCTGACGATTTCCAGACAGTATGCCAGCAGTTTGTCCAACAGCAGCATCAGCAGTAGAATCAATAATCTTGACTTTATATAGATGCTGTTGTTGATCATCACGCATCTTCATCTGACGTTCCAGTTCAGCAACCTTGCCTTCTAGAGTATTCAAATCATTACCAGACTCCGAAGCCTCCACTAGCTGCTGATAGGTAGGATTCCATGAATTAGCGCGAGCAAGGAGAGACTTTTGAGCTAAGTTGTAAGGCGTTTCAAGTCGCAAACGTTCTAAGGCCAACGCATTCTGTCCCTCAATTGCAGCGATCGCTTTCAACTTCGCAAGTTCACCGGCCATTCCTTCTCGCTGCAAAGCGAGAGAATTATTCATCACACTGGCAGTAGATGGAACTCCCTGTATTGTGTCAATGAATTTACGGAATCCTCCACGATCATCAGTAAACCCAATCAATCGCCCTTGAGCTTCTGTGATTGTTGGCTCACCGGTAGGAGTAGGATTTAACTCTGGATCAGCAGGAGTTGTAGTGGTGAGCATCTCGTATTCAGGAGTTGCTCCACCGCTGGAAGACTTGGTCTTTCGTGAACCCGAACTGCGAATTGCGATTGGGGCGTTGACTTGACCGCCACGTTGTTCTCTGGCCATAAATTTATCCTTTATTAAAATTAACCTGGACCCATAACAGCGCCAATACCATTCATCACCGTCCCGAACGTCGAACTGAAACGATCAAGACTATCACGACGCTGAGCGTTGAGTTGGTTATACTGACGAGCATTCTCACCAGTCTGTTGTAGCAGATTGTTGCTTAGCCCAAGGGTTGCTTGCCCAAGTCCTTGAGCATTTCCTTGGAACTTATTCTCTCCTGTGTTCGGGGCAAAAGCAGAACGCCCGGTTGCAACTTGGAACGGATCAAATCCAGACTTCGTTCCAGCCATCGCGTTAGCGGTTGACGCTAGAGCACTGCTTAACGAATTCTGGAATCCTAACTTCCGCTGCCTTCCAGCCTCACCAAACTGCATCGCATTCACAACTCCAGCAGTAGGTGATCCGACGTTATTCACTCCAGAACGAACATTCGTGCGATTCAATCCACGAGAAATCTGTTCGAGTTCCGTAGGTGACAGCATTCCGCCATCACCCTCAAACGACTGCATCAAACGATTCGCCCCGGCACCAATCCCTTCCCGCATCTTGTAATACTCAGGATCAGCTTGACGTTGCAACGCTAGTGCTTTGTCCACAAGCCCTGCATTGCTCGCTGCATTCAGCGCACCAGCATCATTTGCGACAGTCGCTTGCTGATTCTGTCCAGCAATCTGCATTCCGAGAGCGTTGAGCGCGGGACCGAATTGCTGATACAACTGTAACGCGAGAGCATTCTCTTGTGGAGAGATTGCTTTGCTCGCATCCAAACGAGCTTGCTCAAACGGTAGAATGTTCTCGCCAGTGACACGAGTCAACTCTGGCAAATTAGTGATCAACGCCTGCATTTGATTTGCAGTCGTTTCACCAGCAGAAGCTGGCGCAGGATCGCCTCCGCGAAGAATGCGAAATGTGGAGTTGAACATCATCATAACTGAGTTAAAGTTGTCATCCGTTGAATCCGAGTAAAATGCTTTTTGCGAAGTTCATCGCGCTTTTTGCGCAACCCTTCAATCGTCCAGTTAGGATACTTATGACAGAACAAGAGCATTAAGTGTGCTAGAGCGCGTTTGTTTGCACAAACTACCTGCTCAACCCAAAGAACCTTCTCACTGTCACGTTTCGTTCCCCAACAAACGCCTGTGATTCGATCTCCTTCCGTAACCCATCCAAAGCTTTCTTCTGCGATGGCTTTCTGGATCGACGAAACCAGCTGAGCATCTGACCAGTTTCGACAAACTCTTTGTGCTCCTCTGATTTCGCGTTGCTCATTGATGAAGTCGATGACGTTGGAGATGGTCATGAGATTGTGATATAAACAACGTCCAGTGATCCAGTAATGTGACCTATAGGAGAAACTGGATACGCTAAGTCAGGAGGATTGCATGCATCAATCAATTCAGCCTCAACTACACCTATACCATTCGCACTTCCAGCAGGAACTGTATCAAATGTAACATCAAGAACCCAAGAACTTTCATAACCGGGATAGTCTTTTCGATACAATATCGTAGCGTTTGTGTGAAATCCTCCAAGTCCTGTGAATGTAAAATCTCCTCCATAACCAGAATACCGAATTAAACCTCCGACATTTGTTTTTGTTAGAGTAACAAATGGATCATTCATCGAAGCAGCTCCTGTGTCAACAGACATAGCTGCTAACTCTATGTTAATTGTATCAGGATAACTGCTATCACAAGGATCAGGCTCTGGAGCTGGCTCTGGAACACTACTTCCGTTGTTCAGCATGCAGAAACTACGACCTCTGAATGAAATGTTAGAGTAATCGTTTGACAACACACGCAATCCATTCGGAGTGTTCACTGCTAAACTTGCAGCAAAGTCGTATGGCAATTCATTCGTAAATGCACCAAGGAACGTGAATGATCCGTCAGAGTTTGTCTGGAACAAGAACTCAATACGTGCAACGATCGTGACACCATCAACAACATGGGTGCGTTCAGCGAGAGGAATCATCGACGAAACGTCAACCAAATATCCAGTCGCGGATGTTGGAGTGCTAGTTCCACCGAGAACCATCGGAATCGTTACAGGCCTTCCGCTTTGAATCGCACTGGTGCCAAGTGTATTAGTGCAGATTGAATTGGATGAACTTGTTGTAGCGGGAGCCGGGCTAGGAACAGTTTGAGGACCAGAGTTTGCAACAGGATCAGTTGGAGCAGAGGAAGCAGAAGCGTTCTCAGCAGCATTCCGCAATCCAGCCGAAATCACATCGTAAGCATTCTCGCCAGCATTATTCACAACTTCTGGTGAAGTATAGTAACGTGAATAATCTGGATTGTCACTCAACGCAACAGACGAGCTAAGCATCGAAAATGCAAATGTCTCAGACTCAGTGCAAACTTCAACTGTGATGACAGGCTCACCAGAAGTCCATGTCGATGGCAGTGTGACTTGAATCCAGTTATCGGAGATTACTGTATAAGCCGATATCTCAGTTCCGTTAATCCGCAAACAAGTCAACGACCCTGCTGATCCAGTCAACGACCCTGCTAATCCAGTTCCGAAGATGTTAACCGTTCCGCCCGGTTCCGAGGCCATCACAGAAATAGCAATCACTGACAAATTATCCGTCGCCATCTGTTGCTGCATTGATACAGGAATCTGCTCAGGATTTGCAATCATCTTGATTGATCCTAGCTTTCCAGTGAATGACCACTGAACATACAAACCAGTCTTCCACGACGTTCTCGCGGAGTCAAACACATAGAACGAAACTTCACGAGTCTTATCTGAGTTGCGAGACGTGAGTGGAGGATAAGCGTATGCTACAGGCGCATTGACAAATCCTACAGGACGACGCATACGTGTTCCAGCTTGCTCATCACTAAGCAAGGTAAGATAGCACGAACCATTTGTGAGCACATCGAGAAACGACATCTGCACTAGAACAGGTTTGTGACAGATGCCGGGATCAGTGGAGCTAAATTCTGGCGAATAATATCCAACCTGTGCTACAGGACCATATTCAGCATAAAGTTCATAGACATTGTTGTCTGTGATAGCGAACAGACGACGAGTGCTAGAAGTCTTGACTTCAGCGAACATCTTGATCGTGACATACTTCAACTCGTCAAACAAATCCAGTGAAGTCCACTGGCGAGTGAGTGTATCGAACACCATGATTGCTTGCCCGAACACCGTCTCAACAGAAAACAATCCATAGTTGTCGAATGTAATTGACGCTGGCGATTCTTGCCTGATGCCAGCGAGAAGCTTGCTGATCTTGGACGAAAACGGGGCGTTACGTCCTTCAATGCGAAACTGTTGAACTGCATTGAAGCTGCGAATACCACTGTAGTCAATCACAGCGTAGTCGCCGAGAATATCACACAGAGAAAATTGATTTACTGCGCCAGTGGTGAACAATGAGAAGTTCGAGAAGTAAGGTTCACCATAGGGCGTGATGTCGAACGTAGGACGAATCGAGTATGACGTGCGAGCAGTTGAAACGTAGAAGTCGCCCTCAGGAGAATTCAACGTTCCAATCGCTGTTATCGGAGAGTAGTCAACTTTGTGACTTATCGCCGCCGCTCCACCATCCGTTTCAGAAGCTTCTTTGTTAGCATCCGATTTGATGATAACCATGAAGTCCATAGGACGTCCAGTGACAGAGCGATAAATTTGCAAACCATCCACAGAAACGATATACAAGATGCCATCATGCCATAGCATCTGTTTTCCCATCGGAATATACTCACGATTATCGACGGTCCATTGGTTGTAGTTTTGTGAGACACGTGCTGTTCCATTCGGGAAGATAATCCAAGGTTGATTGATTCCGTCTTGAACAATAATGGCTTGTGGAGACGGAGTAGAATTTCCAGTCAGTAGGATTGGACCTTCGACGGATTTGAGTGCTGCATCCAGTTTACGAATTCCGTTGATTGTGCTCGATGGAACAAGGCAAGCATAAATAACATCCACTGTAGAAGACATCTGGAATCCAACAATTTCTGTGAACACAGACGATGCAGCTCCAAAATCCCTGTAGTAAGCTTTTCCGTCTGCAAACACCAGCAGAAAAGTGCCAGCAGCATATCCACCTTGCACCTTTGTCCAGCCCGACGCCGTCACATTTACAGGATTCGTAATCTGCTCAATTGTGTCAAAGCGAGAACGTCCATTGACGAGCAAGCCGTATTCATTTGACTGCAAACGCGAGCCATCAATCTGTTGGTTAAGACCGCCAACAAACGAATTCTGTAGGAATGTGAGGGAGGCGCTCATTGTGGGGTGAAGCAAGAACCTGGCAAACGGATGTCTTGAGGGCTACGAACTGCGGCGTCATATTCGGCGTATTTGAACGCTTCCATAACGCCATTACGACCAAAGTCAACTTCCATCTCAATGTTTCCAGCAGCAGATGCGATAAGATTCGTGAGCAAGGATTGACTCTTCATGTCAAACATCTGCACACGATCTTCTTTTCCTTCCATCTTCGCATAGAAGAATGCCATCGTTTTCCAGAAGATGCACTTGTCATATGCTTCACCAGCAGTGAACACATCAGTGTCCAACACCATCGGACGGAATCGAGGTTTGTAGAGGACTTCAGCGAGTGCTGCGGGATTATTCGTTTCGAGGCGATCAAGAACTTGAATGAGAAGATAACTCGAATTGAGTTGTGTGTTCGGAACTTGTGCAACAGTGTTACCGCCCACATCCGTCACGTTCAAATCGTAGTCGATGTCCTTGTTCTTGACGATTGATTCGATGTCGCTAAAGAACTTCGTGGTTGTCTTCGTGTTGTCGCCAACAGCAAACGAAACTGTGTCCATAACACGTGATGACTGCTCATTCGATCCAGTAATCGAGACAGTGAAATCACGCTCTGCTACAACACCATCAGGTAGTGAAACCGTTATCGCAGCCTCGTCAACAAGATTACGGCAAACAGGCGTGTTGCCCTTCTTGCGCCATTGCAGATACGGCCATTGTTGAAACGGTTTCTTCCATCCGCTCCGCGCATATCTAGGGCGCATGTCAACCTGTTGAATATTTGAGCGAGTGTCATAGTTGCGAGCACCCATGACTTCACCGACATACGATGGAAGAGTGATCTGTTGGTCAGTTGTTCCAATGTTAAACACTTGCTCACGCTCACACCCTAGAATGTCATCAGTATCGTAAATTTCCTTGGCTGCCAGATTGATCTGAGCAACCATAAGTTTGCGATCATTGTAGTCAGCACGAGAGCGACCTAGCTCTTGAGCAACTTCTGTGAGGATGTCGAGGAGCATAGATTAAATCTTGTTTAATACTTAAATCGGATGGCGATGATTTTGAAGTCCCAGTCAGCAGCTAAGACAGCACCAGAACACGTAACAGTTGCCGTATGCCCTTTGTTAATGTAACTATAAGTATCCTCTCTATACCAAAACAAATCAACTTTTGTTGAATCTGCATAAGGAACATACAGAGCTTTATGGTAGCGTTGTCCAACAGCACTTAGGCTTTCAATCCCAATCTCATCACCAACAGAATATCCGCCACTTCCAGTGTTAGCTTTATTCACCAACACAATCCTGACTATGTGAGGAACACCACCAAGGCTGTGTGTAAATGTTCCAGCCCCGGCTAGATTTGTATGCGTCACGTTTGCTACTGTAGGCATTGAAGCGTTAGTTTCATACTTCACCACTGGATAATCATAAGCTAAAGAACTGCCGTTATAGATTAAACTAGAATATGTCGTTGCAGCTGTTGTAGCTAAGTTAGTCAGCGCAATCCCACCATTTGCAACATTCTGACTTGTAATCGTTCCATTTGCAATGTTCGATCCAGCCAGCGAAAAACCATTCGTGAGCATATAAGTGCCAATCACTCCAGGAGCGATAAGATTGCCAGTGATTGCAGCATTGGCGATGTTCGCGCTTTGAATCGTGCCAGTGGCAATGTTGGTGCTGGTGATTGTGGCGTCAAAGATGTTCGTTCCAGCTACAGCTTGTGCAGCAATCTTACTGTTGATCACGCTGCCAGTCCCGAGTTCATCGGCAGTAACATTTCCAGCAGCAATCTTGGACGTAATAACACTTCCACTTGCCAGATTCGCAGCAGTAATACTCCCATCCGCAATCGTCGCCGTTGCAGTGATGTTACTCCAGCCACCACCATTCGTCGAATAAACCTTTAGTTCAGGAACAGTGGTGCTCCAGTTGAGCCAAATGTATCGTCCGTAGGCTGCTGTTGGTGCAGAGTTCGTGAATATCACAATACCACGATAAGCGCCCGGCGAAGCATTATCCACCAATTGATTCAACTGTGATGGTGAAAAACTTGATGCACCAGTGAAATCAACGCCCTTGATGAAATCATCTGCTGCGATCATAATGCCTAGAGAGGCAAGATAAGTTCCGAAGAATACTGCTGCCAATTTCTTTTTCATAATTTGTTATGCGTTATCCAACCATGCTGACCCGGTGTCAAAAGTGAAAGGGAATGTCACAGTGCCAAAATGATACCAATTAAGATACTTTTGAACAGCAAGATCAAAAGCTGAACCTTGAGCCTCAAAACGATCCTTGAAAATCAAAACCTCTGCAATGTCTAATCGACCATCATTTAGTCCAGTTTTTTCAGTGGCAAGTGCAAAATCAAGTGAACCAGTCACAGGAGTGATTGATGCGTCGCTAGAACTACCACCTCCAAGCTCATCAATCCTTCCATTCATGAATGTGAAAGGGCTTGCAAGACGGCCAACAGAGAAAATATGAGGGAGGCTATCTGGGATTGTCTGGTCAAAGAAGCCTGAGTTCTGACCACAGCGCAACTGATCAGTGTTCCCGACAGCCATATCAAAGAAGTTTGTCATCCGAAGCATAGTGCGCTGCAAAGCTCCACCTAAAGTGACAGCCCCAACAACATACAACATCATACCGTCCCAAGTCGAATATGGAAAGGTAGTATAAAAGTTACGTGCAGAACCGTCAGTGAATTTCCAACGCCCACGCAACCACGTAGAATCTGGAGATTCTAAATACGGAGCCGTTGGAGTTCCCACAGAGCCAGCAGTTGAAAACTGAACGCCAGCGATTGAATCAGTCCAAGGAACTGTGGTATCTGCACCATCACAAGTCCACCTGTGAGATGGAGTAGCTGGAAGTGTTGGATTGATATTCTGTAAGTTCGTAAACTCCGCCCCAACCGCAAGCGCATAATCCGCAATGCTACGCAGATTTGTGGGCATTGACCTCACGCTTGTGATCATTCGCAATGCACTCGCCTGCGAACTTGCACTGCCTGCAAAATTCCAAACTTCAAGAACGAAGTTCGCTTTGATCAACTCTTTGTTGTAGAGTGAAACTCCTCCAAGAATGAATGAAGAGTCTTCCCACAACTTGTAACGGTAAACTGTGTTTCCGACGCGATAACGAATACAGAGTCCGTAGTTCACTCCAGTCGGCTTCGCGGGGCGCGTAAGCAAGTAAAAGTTACGTGAGGCAGAAAAGTTAAATTGAGCAACGATTATAGATGCTTGACCAGCAGTCCCTTGCGAAGCATACGAAAACGCAGGCAAATCAATGTATGCCTTAGCTTTGCGTATCACACCTGCGGGCGTGAACGTCAACCAGTCTGTAATCGTTTGAGTGCTCATGATTAACGTGCGACAGGAACTTCAGGCACAACTAGTGCTTCAGTAGTCTTACAGGAAGACATCATGCAACACACAATCAGCATCAGCAAGCAAACACCAACGTTCGTTTTGTGGTTCCCAAACATATAGTTCAATGGTTTGTTGATCTTTTGTTACCGCAATTATGACTGTATCATGACCACCATCCGACACTGCATTGACAGGCTTATCACCAATCGACATCCGAACTTCAAAAGCTCCAGCAGTAACATTAGCTTTTGGATCACGTTTGCGATTACTTCGCAAGAATTTCGTGATTGCTTCCAGTGAGAACTCCTCACACATCCCACTGCCCGGCACATACACGAAGTCATTTGCAAACTTCCATTTCCTCCAGAAATCATTCCAATCATCTTCAATGAAATCTTTAGAGAAGACAAAAACGTCATATGCTCTGACCATGTAGGGATATCGAGGATACTGATCCGCCTCGACAATCAGAGCTTTAATGACATCAAGAGTAGTTATCATTCCGTTACAATCTTTCGTGTCTTTATTTCACGTTCACCAATCGCGTCGAGAATCTCCAGCATTCGGGCATCAGGAACAAGATAACCGTCTTTAGGGCTTATTTGCCCCTTTAAGATTCGAGTCACTTCCTTGTCCGATGGTATTACGATTAAGCTGGCGCAACCGCTCATCAAGCTGACGGTTGACAGCATCAACATCAGCCCGGCCAATTGCTTTACGAGACTCTTCTTCATACCTCCGTAGGATTTCTTCTCTTGTCTCAGACTTGTCAATCCTTCGGCGAGCAAGCCAAAGGATAAAAGGGACTACAATCCCTAACAAAGTAAGGATTGCAGCAGTGACACTCATTTCACGTTGACATCCTCAGACGTCTTATTGTTGTCACGGGCGAAGATCAAACCAACACCAGCAGTCACAGCGGAGATAACAGCAGTCCAATCAGGATTGGTTTCGGGCTTGTTATCGAAGATCAGATTCAACGCCCCAGCAACAGCGGCGATGATTGCAGTGATACCAGTTGCAGATGTTTTCCAGCTTTTCATGCTTATTACCTTTCTTTCTTCTTGTTTGTCGTTAATGACCACTACTACCACCGAAATACTTTGCTACGAAAGCTCCAATTCCACCTGATGCAGCACTGACTCCAGCAACAAACCCGAGGAGTTTCTTTTTGTCACCTTCAAGAGCCGAAACTCGCGCAGTGAGTTTTGAGTCTTCTGCATCTTTACGTTTCCTGTATTCCTTAGTTTCAATAACATGCCCTTTAAGGATTGTTTTTATTTCTGTCAGTTGCGAGTCCACACTGTTTGGATCGTAAGAGTCTTGTGACATAGTTAAATTGTGTGACGTTTTCGATGAGGGCGAAGCGGGTCATTGGCTCACCCTCGTATCAGCCGGAAGCGTGACAATGACTTGGAACCGGCGGCAAAAGGTGTTGGTGAGTGCCCCGGTGTTGGCAATCTGCGCCCCCCACTCAAACGTCATGTCCCACGGGGCTGAAGTGTCCACATAAGACGCTGGTATGTAGGACTGCGTTGAAATCACAAACGAGGACAGCGGAGGCCCGGCGTTGGCGGCGAGCTGATTGGTAGTGGAGCCTTGGTTTGTGATGAGCGCTGCCCCAACCGTCGTAAAGGTTCTGTAGTAAGGCCATGTCGCACCAGTGCTGCCGATTAG